GTTGAGCAGCCACAGCGCACCGAGCGCCGCGACGAGCGGTGCGGCGTCCTCCGGCGACTTCTGCCGGTCGATGACCCAGCCGTCGCCGAGCGGCTTGATGACCGCGGTCGTCGCCGCGATGTCCAGCGGCGGCTGGTTCCCGTGCGTGAGGACCACCTGCGGGTCGTCCTCGTCCACCGCGCGGCGGACAGCGTCGAACGTGACGCCCGACGCCCGGGCGAGGTCGGGACCCTGCCACTCGACCAGCTCGATGCCAGCGCGAGCGAAGTCGTCGACGAGCGACGACACCGGGGCGCCGTGGGTCTGCAGCGTCACGTGCTCGGGCTGGATCTTGCGGTCCGGGCTGAGGAGCCACGGGATGACCCACTCGGTGCCGGGCGCTCGAGCGACGAGCTCGACGCGGCGGCGGCCGACGGTGTCCCAGAACGCGACGACGATCGACGACCAGGTGCGGTCATGCGAGACGTCCACGCAGTACGTGGCCGTGCGGTCGGCGTCGCGGTCGACGCGCTCCACGCGGATGGCTTCCCAGGAGCGGTTCGGGAAGGGGCCAGCGGCGGCGGTGTTCACGAAGCGGCACATCACCTCGGTGAGGAACACGTGGTCCGGGTCCGTCGCCAGGGCGGCAGCGATCGCCGCCTCGGTGATCGTGTAGCCGAGGGACGGGTTCGCCTGCGCCCACGCGTCGCGGTCGCGCACGTCAGCGTCCGGCGCCGCCGACCACTCGAAGATGCCGAGAGCTGATTCATCAAGCAGCTTCTCGTCGATCGCCGCCGCGGCACCGGCGTCGTCGCGCATCTCGTCGATGCCGAGCGCGGCGAGCGCCACCTTCCGCAGATGCCGGAGCACCAGAGAGGCCGCGTCGCCCGCGTTCGAGACGCCCCACACCTGCGCACGCTTCCGGGCGAGGGTCGTCTTCGACACCGACGCCCACGCGTCCCACGACTGGTGCTCACGGAGCTCGTCGAGGACGACGCAGTCCCCGGAGAGGCCGCGGCCGCCGCGACGGTTCGCCGCCGCGATCTTGTACCGCTGGTTCGTGTCGAGGATGATCGCCTGCCGGCCGTTCGACGTGCGGATCTTCTTCACGTCGTCGGAGAGCTCCGGGATCGCCTCCGCCACCTGGCGGACTGCGTCCCACGCCTCCTCGGCGATGTCGAGCGACTGCGCCGTCCCGACGATCGTGCGAGCGCCGTCCTGAAACAGCCGCCACAGCAGCAGGTAGATCAGGATCACGGTCTTGCCGTTCTGGCGGCTCACCAGCAGCAGGACCGTGCGGAACCGGAAGATCAGCTCCGGGCCCGGCAGCAGCTCGAGCGCGTGGATCAGCAGCCACCGCTGCCACTCGAGCAGCCGCGGCACGATCTCGAGGACGTCCGCCTGGTCGGGGTCCGCCGCCGCAATCTGCTCGAGCCGGTCTCGCACCCAGTCCGCGAACGCGACAGCGTCGAAGCCGAGCGACGTCTCCGGCGTCAGCTTCCGCAGCGGCCGCGTCCAGATGCGCGGCGTGACCGACCCGAACCGCTTACGCCGGACGGCGGGCTGCCGGCCGCGGGATGGCCGTGACGTTGTCCGGGCGCTCTTGCTCGTCGTCGCGCTCATCGGGCTCCTCGTCCGTCCGCCCCGCCGCACGCAGCGACCGGAGCTCGTGCTGCAGACGCATCGTCGGCGTCCCCGCCAGTGCGCCCAGCACCGACGACAGCGCACGATGCGCAGCCAGCAGCTTCGTCGTCGCGCCCTCCGCTGTCAGCACGTCCACCTGCTCAGCCAGCAGCCGAGCCTGCGACACCGCACCGTCATCCGACGGCGTCAACCACTTCATCGCCGCCAGCGACCGGTCCACCGCATCGCGCATCACCCTGCCCGGCTGAACGTCACGCCGCTCAGGACGTGCCGACCCCTCCGACTCACGCTTCCGCGCCCGGTACTTCCGCGCCCGCTCACGAGCAGCCGCCCGCTTCACCTCATCCGAGACCATGCGTGACACCTCCTCGTGCGCGTGACGCGTGACGTGACGTCACGAGAACCCCAACCCCGGATGGGGAAGATCACTCCCGGCGGTTGGGCCCGTGCTCGAGTTCGTGGCGATCTGACCGCCCCTACCCCTGGGGGTTGGTCACGCCTGGTGCGAGGCGGTGCCTGACGCCGTTGAACAGGTGGTCGGGGTCTTCGTGGCCCCTGGGGAGCTCGCAGCGGTTGCTGTCGTCTCCTGGGGGGCCGAGGCAGAGGCGGCACCGGTTGGGTTCGGGCCACTCTGCGTGTTCGGGGACGGTGCCGACGATCGCGACGATGTCGGGTCCGCGGTCAGCGGGGTGGGTGCTGCCCATCGTCGCTCCTCACTGTCGGGTCGTCGGTTGCTGCGGGTGCGGTGGCAGGTGCAGACCTGCTCACCGTGGGTGCACACCGTCCACCCCGTGGGTGATGACTGTGTACCGAGTGTCGATGAGAGCAGCCAGATACCGGGTGGCGCGGTTGATCTCGGCGGTGAGGTCGGCGTGTGCCCGGTCGAGGGCGGCCGGCGTCCACGCCTGCAGGTGGTCGGGCAGTTCGCCGCGGGTGTGCCGGTTCAGCAGGTGGTGGCCGGTGGCGCCGAGGACGGAGTGAGTGAGGCCGCCGTGCTCCACCTTGGGCCTCCGACCGAACTCGTCTACCGGCTGCGATGCCGGGCAGTCGGGGGCCTGGCAGATCACCAGCGCCCGCCGAGCGTCCAGAAGTCGAGCGCGCGGTCTGCGCGGCGTAGCCGACGCCGAGCACCCGGTTCCTCGAACATGGCCTCCACCTGCGCGACCAGCAGGCTTCGATCGCCTCCAGCCAGGTACCCGGCTCCGCTCTCGTCCTGCACGCGAAGCACCTCGCCGAGTCCATCGAGCGCCTGCTCACGGCGCCGCACGAGCCACTGCCTGATCACCATGCCTCCGATGTGGTTCCGATGCCGGGTGCTGCAGCGCCGGCGCCCTTCGCCCGGTTGCAGCGATGGTGCGACGGCTTCCGGTTCGACGACTCGAACTCGAGGTGCGGGTGCGTCTTCACCGGCTGGGTGTGGTCCACCTCGAGGGCGTCCGGTGTGTTCGCTGGTGCGTCCCAGTCGATGGTCGCCTGCCCGCAGAGGGAGCAGGGGGCGTTGACGGCGCGCCACCGGGTCTTCTCCTCGGCGCGCATCTCCGTGTGCCGGCGGCTTCCACCTCGAGGCATCGGCTGCTCCTCACAGGGGTGGACGGCGGGGACGCAGGTGCCGCTCCGGGTGACAGGTCAGTCCGGATTGTGGCGGTCCTTCGCGGTCAGCGCGGCCGCGTTGACGTCCCCGCCGAAGTCATGGGCCGGCGTCTCCCTCAAGAACACCGGCCCGGGATCCGTTCGCCACCGACGGCCGGGCGGATCAGCCCCGTGGCCCGGGGCAACGACGCCTCACCGGGGGTACGACGAAGGCCCCCACCGTGATGGTGAGGGCCTTCGGTTGCTCCGTTCCGGTGACCCGGCGTGGAGGTTCGCTAGCGCCAGTGTACACACTGGGAGGGCAGTTCAGGTTTACGGCGAGTCGCGGGCCCGTCCTCGTCGTCGTCCGTGCTCTGCCGCGTACTGCACGAGGACGTCGAGGCGGACGTACCGGCGTCCCTGGTAGAGCACCGTGTCCATCCCGTTGGTGGCCCACTGCTTGATGGTCCGCTTGCTGCGGCGGATCCGCTTCGCCGCCGCGTCGAGGGTCAGGATCTCCGACGTCATGCGATCCAGTCCAGGACCTGCCGGTACGTCTTCGTCGGGACCTCGTAGGTGCACGCCTCGCACTGCACGGCGACGTCGTGCACGTCCTCGGAGTGCCACACCGCACCGATGGCGTGCTCCCCGCAGACCGGGCACTGGCGGGCGTGGACGTCGCGGGGCCGTCGTGGTGCTCGCGGGTACTTGCCGAACAGGGTCCGGAAGATGTCGTTCACGTCGTCGATGAAGACGGGTCCGGCAGTGTCGGTGAGGATCGCGTCCCACCTGATGAGCAGCCAGGTGACGAGGATCTGCACCAGTTGACCGGCGCCGGCCGGGGTGGCTTCGGCGCGGAAGCCCTGCACCTCGTCGTCGCGCTTCCACACGACGACGACGGTGGCGGGTGGGTTCACCTGCAGGGTCTCGGCCCAGTAGGTGACCCACTCGATGATGCGGGCGTACGCGTCGTCGGTGTCGTCGATCGAGTCGGCGCGGAACGGGAGCGGCGCCTCCTTGGACGTGGCCCGGGGCATCCCGTCGCTCATGACGCCGAGGGACGGGACGGCGAGGCTGCGGGCGTACGCGATGAGGCCCGGTGCGTCGTTGAGGGTGCGTCGTGCTCGTGCGGCGGCGAGAGCGAGGGCGGTCTCGTCGTCGAGCTCGATGGTGTCGGTCACAGGTCAACCTCCGGGTGTTCCGTCTCGATGTGGTTCATGAGTGCCGACGCCTCGTCGTAGATGCCGAACGGTGTCTGCCGTCCCCAGCCGACGCGAGCACCGCAGCGCGAGCAGGGCGTCTCGTTCGGCTCGGTGGCACGACGCTGATCCGGTTCCGCGGCTCGGGCGAACGCTGCTCCGATGGCACGAGCGAGCGCTCCCCCGCCCGGTCCCTCTGCCCAGCCGGGCATCAGAACGGGGTCTCGTCGTCGTACGTGCCGCCCGGCTGCGTCCACGTGTCCGCCTGCGGCTGCTGAGCGCCCTGTGGCGCCCAGGACTGGTTGTCAGTCGTCTGACCTCCCGTTCGGCCGCTGGTGGCCCGTGTGACCGCCGCGGTGGCGTATCGGAGCGAGGGGCCGATCTCGTCGACCTCGAGTTCGATGCTCGTGCGCTGGTTGCCCTCGCGGTCCTGGTACGACCGCTGGCGGAGACGGCCCTGCGCGATGACGCGGCTGCCCTTCGTCAGCGAGCCGGACACTTGCTCGGCGAACTCGTTCCAGACGCTGGAGCGGAGGAACAGCGCGTCGCCGTCCTTCCACTCGTTCGCCTGCCGGTCGAACGTGCGGGGCGTCGAGGCGATCGTGAAGTTCGCGACCGCCTTCCCGTTCTGCGTGTACCGGAGCTCGGGGTCTGCGGTGAGGTTCCCCACCACGGTGATGATCGTTTCGCCAGCCATCAGTTCATCTCCTTCGTGTTGCGCTCGGTGATGATGCGCGCCCACTTGACGCACACCGCGGCGACCTGTGTGAGCTCGGTCTGCAGCGGAACAGCTGCCTCCTCCGCCAGGGCCTCGAAGACCTCCTCGAGGAGGATGTCGCTCAGAGTGACCGTGCCGGCAGCGATCGCCTCGTCCGTCGCCCGCTTCGCCCGGTCGGCGAGCTCGAGCGCCGTCACGCCATCGCCGATGATCTTCAGCAGCGGCGCCGCATACGGCCCGGTGCCGTCCGGCTGCTCGTGCGGCGCGCCCCACTTGGTGTCCTGCCGGTCACGCTCCTGAAGCACGTCGAACAGGACTTGGTCGTCGATGTGATTCGTCATGCTGTCCTCGTCTCTGCCGCCGGGGCGGCCTTCTCGATGCGGCAAGACAGTGCCGCGCTGATTGCTTCGTCGAGCTCGTCGCGGAACTGCGCTGCCTCCGCGATCTCGAGCTGCGCCTGCACGCCGCGGACCTCGACGGACACGCCGCCGAAGTCGTCCGCCCACGTGTCGGCGATGGTCTCGGTCTTCGTCCTCGTCACGCCCATCAGGCAGCCGCCTCAGCGTCCGGAATCCAGTGCTCGCATTCGCGCTCCGTGGCCACCCAGCGGTAGTCCCGCAGGAGCGGCACATCGCCAACCGACCACTCGGTGTAGACGACGGGATCGCCGTACTCGCCGTCGAGGTCCGTGAGCGACGACGAGACGACCTTGTCGAGGTGCTCATCCCGGATGCGGTCGCTGGCGGGGCAGGAAACTTGCGTCCAGCCCGTGCGATCCGTCATGTTCTGCCCGGTCATGATCGTGTCCTGCTCGCCCATCAGGAGGCCTCCGCTCCGTCGAGTGGCACCGCACCGTGCGGCGACCACGTCCTGTCCCTGAGGCGCGCGAACTGGCCCTGCCAGATCAACGACACCTCCCCGTTCTCCCCATGCCGGTTCTTCGCCACCGCCACCGTCAGATCCGCCGGCGACTTCCGGTCGTACGACAGCAGCAGCACCACATCGGCGTCCTGCTCGATCGACCCCGACTCACGCAGGTCCGACAGGATCGGCACCCGCGACTTCCGCCCCTCGACGAGACGGTTCAGCTGCGACAGCGCGATGACCGGGACGCCGAGCTGCTTCGCGAGCTTCTTCAGCGACCGCGACAGCTCCGACACGAACTCCTGCCGCGACTGCTGCTGCGTCGCACCCTCGATGAGCTGCAGGTAGTCCACGACGACGCCGGCGAGTTGCCCGCGCCGCGCCACCGACCGAATGAACGCCCGCATCTCGGCGAGCGTCGTCGACCGATCGTCGATGAAGATCGGCGCGCCCTGCATCTTCTGCCTGGCGATCGCCACCCGCCGCCACTGCTCGTCGTTCAGCGTGTGGTTCCGCAGCGACTTCATGTGCACCTCACCGAACTGCGAGATCAGACGCAGCTGCAGCTCGTCCTCCGACATCTCGAGGGAGACGTAGACGACCATGCCGCGGCGGGCGAGCATCGTCGCCAGGTTCATCCCGAAGATGGTCTTCCCCTCGCCCGGCCGGGCCCCGATGACCACGAGGTTCCCGCCGGCGAGACCGCCGATCAACTTGTCCAGCGACTCGAAGCCCGTCGACATGAACTCCGGCTTCTCCTGCAGCCGGTCGATCGTCGCGCCGATGGTGTCCCCGACCGGGTGCACCTCGACGCGGGTGTTCTTCGCGACGACCTCGAGGGTCTGCTGCGCCTCATCGACGAGCTTCAGCGGGTCACCCTCGGTCGCGGCGCCCATCTGCGAGATCCGCAGACCGGCCTGCTGCAGCCGACGACGGATCGCCTTCTGCCGGACGATGTCCGCGTGGTACGACACGTTCGCCGTCGTCGCGACGAGGGACGTCAGCTGGAACAGGTACGCGTCGCCGCCCACCTGCTTGATGAGGCCCTTCTGCTCAAGCTCGTTGATCACCGCGATGGTGTCCGACGGTTCGTCCCGCTCCGCGAGGGTGGCGATCGCCCGGGCGATGTGCTCGTGCTTCGGGTGGTAGAAGTCCGCCGGCGTCAGGATGTCGAGGGCCGCCCAGATGGCGTCCCTGTCGAGGAGCATCGCGCCGACGACGGTCTGCTCGGCGAGCTGGTCGAACTGCTGCACGTCATCCACGGAGCATCACCGCCGACAGCCACTCCTCGTCGCCCTCGTGCTCGTCGAACTCCTCGACGGTCACACCGTGCAGCTCGCACCACGCCTGCTTCTGCTCAGCGAGCAGCTCGGCAGTCGCGTCGAGGCCCTGCACCTGCCGCGGCCGCCCGCACCGGTCCAGGACGTCCGCCGGCATCACCCACCGGTGCTCCTCGCGGTAGTGCTGCTGCACCGCCTCGAGCGCCTCATCGAGGTCCAGATGACCGACGAGCTGGTGCCAGGACCGTGCCGTCGCCTCGTTCAGCACCCGACCGTCAACGCCCTGAGCCCACAGCAGCAGCTGCGCCACTTCCGATACCAGCATGTCCGTCCTCCTCCTCTCGCAGACGCCGCACGAGCGCGACGCTCTCCGCCAGCCGTTCCTCACCGCGACCGCCGCGCGGCCCGGGCACCTCGTCTTCCCACCGCTCGCCGTTCAGCCACGTCGTCAGGTGCGGCACGTACTGCGGCTGCACCCACTTCGCGTAGGCGGCACCGTGCTGCTGGATCGCCAGCGCGAGGTCCTCCACGGACAGCCCTTCGCGCACCAGCCGCTCGAACTTCGCCCGAGCGCCCTTCTTCCCGGCCTTCCTCGGCCAGCACGTCCACGCCATGTCGAAGACGTCCTCGACGGTGTTCTTGTCTTCTTCTGTCTTCTGGGTCTGACTAGAAGGAACATCCCGCGAAATCGCGGGATCCTGTCCGCGATTCCGCGGAGTCCTGTCCGCGATTCCGCGGGCTCCATTCCGCGATTCCGCGGAGTCGACTCCGCGCGACTCCTGCACCACCGGCCGCCACGACTTCGTGCGGTCGTAGTTGCCACCGAGACGGTGCTCCGTTGACTCGACGAACCCACCCGTCCGGAGCGCTCGCAGCGCCCGATCGACCTGGTCCTCAGACAGCCCCACCTCGGCGCTGATCTGCGAACTCGACGCCGGCCACCACGCGACCTCGTCGCCGTCCAGGTAGCGGTGTGCGCCGTCCGCGCAGCGGAAGTGGATCCGCGTCCACACCAGCGCCTCGTTCGCGCCACCGAGGCGCTGCACCAGCGCCGCACGCACCATCACGAAGTCGTGGGCCGTGATCTCGTCCTTCGGCACTCCGCCCATCAGCTGTCCTCCTCTCGTTCGTCCATCTCGCCCGCCTCGATGCGGGTCCTCATGCCCTCCGCCATCGCAGCGACGAGCGGGTTCCGGTGCGCCTCCCACCGGGCCAGGTGCGCCAGCACCGCTGTCTCACTGAGCGCCATCAGCCGTCCTCGCAACCGCACGGCTTCTCGAGCCAGCACTCCGTGCAGATCGGCGCGGGGGCCGGGCACCGCGAGTGCTGCCAGAACCCGTCCGGCGTCATCTCGATCAGCTGGCCTCGGCGGATGACGTAGCCGCAGTCCGCGCAGTCCGTCTCGAACTGCGCCTCGAACGGCATCACGGCCACACCGCGGCCGGCGGATACACCGGCACCACCTGGCCGTCGTCGCGGAGCAGGACCAGCCCGTGCACCGCGTGCCGCACCTCGACCAGCTCCGGATCGTCGTGGCCGCCGATCTTGATGCCCCGCCGGACTGCTTCCGCCTGCATGGCCGGGTCCGACTCGATCTCGCCGTTAATCGACGACTCCAGCCAGACGACGTTCGACAGCCGGTGCTTCGACCGACGGCCGCCCATGCCTCCCTGCCGGTGCTGCGGCACGAGAGTGTCCGACTCGTTGCCCGTCCACGCCGACCGTCGCCCGTCACGTGCCTCGAGGGCCGCGAGGAGCGGCGCCGGCGTCTGCGAGCTCATGCCGCCACGGTCTTCGGGTCCAGCGACACCGTCAGCTCATGCAGCGCGACCGGGTCGCGGTACAGACCGGCACGGATGGCGGCCAGCACCTCGTCGAGCGCCCTCCGCCCCGCCCCGTTGCCTGCAGGGCTGAAGGTCTGGCACGGCGGCGACGCGATGAGGAGGTCGTACCGCCCGACGCCGTAGACACCGAAGAGGCCGTCCCACACGTCGCCGTAGACGGTCTCGAACCCCGCCCGATCTCGTGCCGCGATGACCGTCTTCGCGTTGTCAACGCCGCGGTCCGTGATGCCCAGAGCGCGGCAAGCGAGGGACCAACCGATTCCTGCGAACAGGTCGAAGGCGATCATGAGGCGGCCTTCCGCTGCTCGTCGAGGCGACGCTGCCAGCCGTGCGCCGGCAGCAGCAGGCGCTTCCGCCGCTTCGCCACCGACGAGTGACTGATCCCGAGCTCCGCCGCGATCTCGTGGTCCGTCATGCCCTTCTCGTTGAGCTTCAGCACCTGCTCATCGACACTGCCTTCGGCAGCGCGCGGAGTGGTCGTCGGCGGCACGTAGGTCCGCAGCACCTCACGGATCACCACCGCCACCGACGTCCGCTCAGCGTCAGCGACCTGCCGCAGCGTCTTGAACACCGCGTTCGGCACGGACACCCGGACGAAGACGTCGTAGTCGCTCATCGCCGCACCTCGACCCGGACCGTCGAGTCCACCGTCAGGACCCGCGCCCGGCCACCGGTGGCCGGCTCGAACGTGAACGTCGTCACCGTGCGCCCCGTGACCGACCCGTCATGCGAGATCGCGATCACACGACCCTCGAACGGCGCGTCCAGACCGGACTCCGGCACCGCCACGGTCTTGCCGTACACGCCGGCGTTCAGCGCACCCGCCATCACCTTCGGCGTCGGCGTCGCACCACACCGGGTGCAGAACTTCATCCCGCCGTCGGGGTGGATCACCGGGACGACGTACGCGCCCCCGATGAGCTCGCACCCGCGGACGTGCACCACGTCACCGCGACGCACCAGCATCGTGTTCTCAGCCATCAGCTCGCTCCCGTGTAGCCCTGTGCGTGCATCCGGTCAGCAGCCCGCTGATCCGCACGCGACGTCCTGTGGTTCTCACCGGCAGCCGCGAACGCATCAAGCAGCTTCCGGAGGAACTGGTCCCGCTTCTCAGCGAGGAGGAACGCGAGCTTCAGCTCGTACCCCTTGTCCGACGCGCGAGCCATCTGCTCAGCCAGCGTCCGAGCGACCTTGTCGGCGCCCATCACCAGCCGCACCGTCTCCCGGTCGATGTACGCCTCGTAGTCCGTCCTGGCAGTCGCGTACGCCTCACCAGCGGTCTGCAGCGCAGCGACGACCTCGAAGCGCATGGCAGCGAGCTGGTCCCCGTACGCGCCGAGCAGCGTCCGCCCGACCGCGTTCACAAGGGCGACGTGCAGCCGGTCGTCCGGGTCCGGCCGGTGGATGCCGACCGAGGCCAAGACGTTCGTGATCCGCGAGTCCAGCGGCGGCCGCTCCACGACCTCGCCCGTCGCGACATCCACCGCGCTCACGACCAGCCCGCCAAGCTGGCGAAGGCAGCCGCTGCGCCTGCGGATAACGCCGCGACCAGCACGAGGGCCACGAAGAAGGGCACCCAGAGCACGGCCTCGACCTCGTCGAACGCGTTTCTCACCAGGGTGCAAAGCGCGCCCAAGCTGGCTGCCGAGGTGAGCACGACGAACACGACCGCCCAGAACGTCGCCGCGATCATCGGTCGTACCCGCCGGCGCTCGGCGTCTCGTCGACCTCCGTGCCCTCGAGCACACCGTCGACCGTCTCCACCTCGTCCTCCGACTGCGGCACCTCCGCCGTCGCCCAGTCCGTCGTCGCCTCCGCCGACTGCTGCTCCGCCCACTCCGGCTCCGCCGCCTTCACCGGCTCCGCCAACGCCACCAGACGAGCACCGATCGCCGCCTGCAGCTCACCCGACCGCTCCTGCTTCGGGATCCGACGCCACAACGCATTCGCCTCGTCCTTCGACGACACCGCCGCGGCCTCCGCGAACCAGTCCGTCGGCGCCACCTGCGGCTCCTCCACGAGCGCCGGCTGCTCCTGCACCACCGGCGTCTGCTGCGGACGCCCGGACTGCGCCTGGTCCATCTCCTCCGTCGAGTACAGACCCGACAGGTCCTGCGGGAATGCCTTCCGCAGCGCCAGCATCTCGGCGCACTTCCCGAGCATCAGCGCCGGCATCTTCCGCCACATCGGACCGCCAGCGTTGTACGCGTCCAGCGTCGCCACCGCGTACAGCGGCTCCACGAACCCCTCACGGTGCACACCCACACGGGCCGCCTTCGGGGCGTCGCTCGCGAGCCACACGTCCACCCACGTCACACCGTCAGCCGTCCACTGCACCGCCGTCTGCCCGCGGTACTGCCCGGTCCGCTCAGCGACCAGACGAGCACCGTCGATCGATACTTGCGTGCCCCACTTGCCGCCACGCTCGATGCAGTAGATCTGCCGCGCGATCGGGTCCAGCCCGGTCCGCTGCGCGTGCATCAGGAACGCCTCGACCACCGGACGCGGCGCCAGCCGTCGTGCTGCCGGTGGGCCCGTCACCAGGCCGGCCGCCTCGACGAGCGCCGCCTCGGACGCCGTCCACTTCGTCTCGTCTCCCGTCGACGGGAGCGCCGCCACTGCGGTCATGCTGCGACCCCCAGCGTCGTCGCGGTCTTGCACGGCCACACCGTCGACGCGTGGTACATCTCCGGGTCGACCTCAGCGGTCAGCCCGTAGCACTCCGCGCACACCCAGAACGTCTCCGACGGGCACTCGTCGTCGTGCTCGCAGTCGCCCTGGTAGCACTCCCACGCGATGCCCTCCACCTCCTGCGGCTTGTGCAGCTCGCGGACGTCCTTGGCGTCCTTGATCAGTTCGGGCAGGTTGCGGACCGGGTAGCCCGGCACCGTCTTCTTCTCGGCCTCAGCCATCACTTCGTCTCCTTCGTCCCGCGCGCCGCGGTGACCCGCAGCGCTGCCTTCTTCACCACGACCTGCTCCACACCCGTCTGCCGGATGTGCTCCGCCTCGAACGCCTCGACCGCCAACCGCTCACGCTTCAACGCCGACTCCGCCTGGTCGAAGTCGTCCTCCGCCAGCTGCAGCCGCTCGTACAGCCCCGCCGGACGAGCCGCCTCCGCCGCCACCCGATCGATGCCGAACACCGGCTTCTCCTCGACGACCGCCGGCGTGAACGACACACGAGCCAGCGGCGACTCCTGCACCACCGCCTCCCCCGCATCCAGCCGCTCGAACATCGCCCGGTACGCCGGCTCCTTCAGCCCCTTCGCCTCCTTCTCGAGGTCGAGCCCGCGGAGGTAGTTCACCGCGAGCGTGTCCAGCTCCTCGTCGATCACCGGCTCGTCGCCAGCACGCGCAGCAGCCAGCGCTGCGTCGAGCCGCTCGAGGAACTGGTCCGCGAGGACGACGAGCTCCGCGAACAGGTCCGCGTCGAACTCGACCCACGCCGTCGGGACAAACAGGTCCAGCGGCTCCGGCTCCTCGTACCGGCCACCGCGCGGAAGCCAGTCGCCGTCGTGCTGCTCCCACGCGTACAGCGACCGGGCGGCGCCGAGGATGCCCGTCGTCCAGCACTGCTGGATCGCGTAGCCCTTCTTCCGGTACGCGGCCGTGCCCGGAGCGATGTCGACGCCGGACGTCTTGATCTCCGCCACCTCGAGCACGTCACCGTCGTCATCGGCGACCGCACGCACACCGTCGGGCGACGCGAGGTACCGCGGGTTCGATGCCGAGCTGAAGACGCGCGACTCCGGCAGCATCCCGAAGGACTCCTGCAGCTGCGCCGCGATGATCGGCTCCCGCGTCTTGCCCCACTCGATGAACTTGTTTCCGATGGTCGACCCGGCGGCGGCCGCCTCGAGCTCGTCCTGCGACGTCGCCAGCAGGAACGTCAGTTTCTCCCGGATGATCTGCTCATCGCTTTTCCCGCCGAGCCCGTGGGCCCGCAGGTAGAGGTCGCGGATCTCCGTCGCCGTGACACCGCCGGCCCGGTTGAGGAGCCATGCCGGGCGGTCGGTGTCCGGAGCGCCGGCCCGCGCCTCGAGGTCAACGGGCAGCGACGTCCGCACCGCGGGGCTCACTGGTCACCGCCGAACGGGCTCGCCAGCGCGTCGTCGAGTGACGCGTCCGGGTCCTCGTCGTCCGCCGGCGCCTGCTCGGCGTCGAAGATGCCGAGCGTCTCGTTCCCCGTCCGCACCTGGTACGCCTGCTGCTGCAGCCGCTGCGCCGACAGCGCCAGGTCGTCAGCGAGCGGCTCGATGTGCACGGCCTTCACCAGCGTCGACGAACCATCCGCGTTGTCACGGTGCTCGATGACCTCGTACGTGACGATCGCCGTCACCTTGTGCCCCAGCTGCGCGTGAGCCAGCGCACCGTCGACGTCCACCTCCTGCAGGCCGTCCCGCGTCTCCTCGAGCTTCCGCTTCATGATCTGCACGCTCACGACGCGCTCCCTTCGTTGATGGGCCAGGACACTGCGCCCATGGCCTCGATCTGCTGCTTGCTCGGCTCCCCGTCGATCGGTGAGCCGAAGGACCGCGCACCCATCGCCGCGAGGGCGAGAGCGTCGGCCACGTTGTGGTCCCGGATCGTCAGATCGGGATGACGGGCCCGCATCGACGCGAGCACCGCCCGCTTCTGCGCCTTGCCGTCGTTGGCGGCGTACTTCGCCCGAGTCCGGGGCGACACGATGACGACGACGTGACCGCACGCGAGGAGCGGGCCGCGGACCATCCACCGCTGCGCGTGCCGCTCGTCCGGCTTCCCGAACCGAGAACCCCACGACGGCCCCTCGAGGACGACGAGCGCCCCCGCCGGCACCTGGCGGAGCGTCCGCTCTGCGGTCGACTCGATGCGGCGCCACGACTGCAGCGGGTCGTCCGACGCAGCTGCATCGACCCGTTCGAGCGACACCTGCCCGTCTCGGATCACCGCGACCCCTGTGCTCGCCAGAGACAGGTCCAGGCCGACGACGATCACGAGCCGCACCGCAGGTGGATCCACGTCCACCGCAACGGCACCAGCCCGACCGTGTTGCACGCCGAGCACGCCTGTGGACGCTGCCTATCCGCGATCTCTGCGCCGTGCTCCGCGCAGACGAAGGACACCGCGCCGCAGTGGTTGCACCGCATCGCCCACTCCGACGGCTTCGCGCACCGCTCGACGTGATCCGGCGTCCGCCGCGTCCGCTTCTCGCACTGCGGGTACTCCGCCAACGCGATCTGCAGGTGCACCGGCAGCTCCACGGCGCTCACCGCGCGTCCCCCTCACACACGGCGAGGTGGGCCCTGAAGAGCTCGAAGCCGCCGGACCGGGTGCGTGCTGCACCGATGTCCTGCCCGCACATCTCGCAAGTGCAGAGCGCCCAGGTGCTCACGACGTCATCCGCTCGTCGGCGGCGATGATCGCCTCGGCGATCGGAACGAAGGCTGCGGCCACAGCACCTCCGGGGAAGAGCTCGATGACGGTGAGCGCCTTGGCGAAAGCCCCGTCGAGCGCATCCCACAGCGCCGGGTTGCCTGCGGTGCCAACGATCAGGGCGGCATCGGCGCGCGTCATCCCTCCGCTGGCGACCGTGATGATCGTCGGCGCGTCGAAGTCCTCATCCGCCATGACGAGGCGGCACTCGCCGGTTTCGGGCATCTCTTCGACTGCCCATGGCCTCGGCGTCGTGCCCTCAGCCCACTTCGCGAGGACGTCGCGGGCCTGCTGGATGTCGGCGCTCATCGGACACCTCGCGGCGGCGTCAGCATCGCGACCGCACCGATCAGCACCGACACGACCACCAGGAGCAGCAGGCCGCCAGCGATCGGGACCTCCACCACCCACGAGATCAAGGCGACGACGATCGCGAACAGGAACCACGGAGCACCGCGGAGGAACGTCCGCTGCCCCTCCGTCGTCCCGGTGATCGGGACCGGCAGCGTCGAGTCGAGAGGGACCTCGACGACGGACCGCTCGCCGAGCTCGTTGCGGATCGTGAGCACGACCTGGTCGTGCACCTGAGTGGTGGAGTGGACGCGCCAGATGCGGCCGTCGCCGTCGAAGATCAGCTCGTCCGAGCAGATCAGCGCAGCGAGCTTCCGGCCGGCTGCAGGCATGGAGGTACCACGGAACATGTCGTTGCCCCTTCGGGGTGAGAGAAGTGATCCCGCCGGGCTGTCGGTAGCCGGGCGGCAGAAGATCAGAGAGGGAGGATCAGGCGGAGCGCCGGATCGGCGTCACGTTCGAGTGACGGTGGATGCAGAGCGTTCCCCGCATCCAGGCGTCGAGGCATGCAGCCTCGATGCGCCACGAGGCGTTCTTGCGGCGCTGCACACCATGGAGCTGTCCGGAG